TGATATTCTTCTTCTTCACCATAGTAAAATTTATACCATGCTTCAATAATATCATAAGCCTTCCACATACAATCGCGGGCTAATGTATCACCAAATGCTTTATAATCACCAGTTATAAAATTATTTCCTTTTGCAATAAGGTTACATGTTAATGTAGTCCACTCATCGCTTTCAGGATTAATTCCGATAGCTGACTCATTTTTAAAGCGATTGCTGATATAAGCAGCCTGCCATTGTCCAAAGAATTTTCTTGTGGCTATGGTATTCTGAACGGGAGAGTTAGAGAAAATTCGATTTTTCATTTCTCTTGCTTTTTCAATAGGAATTACCTGATCTTTCAATGTAGTAATATATACACATTGAGGTATTATATTCCTTTCCCGCATGGCCTGTTCTTCATCTAATATTTCCCGAAGAATAGGATGTATTTCGATGAACTTTCTTTTACCATTGATAGTTTCAAACTTAAATAACCATTGTTTGCCAGATGGTAAAATTGAATAATATTTAAAACAATGAGGGTCTTTTCTATTACGCACTAGGCATAATGGATAGCCTTCAGATGATTGCATGTTACTAGCACCGTAACAATCATAACCGTCAACACCACTAATTATTTGTTCATCTGATAACCACTGTTGTCGTGTGGATAATATGGGCCTACAATAAGTGATTAATAAATCACTAACATCTTCAGCACATTCAGATAATAATTTGGGTTCAAAAGAATAAGGTACTTTAGAATACTTATTCAAAGCTAACTGTAAAGGATCAACTCCATTTTGTTTTACTAATGGAGCAGGACAATAACCTGTTGGATAAATTTGATTTTGAATTATCGTAGGTACTTTGTCTGATTCTTTAGACCCATACACAGCTAAGCTCCTATGGACAGTTCCAATTGGTTCGATATTAGGAATAATTTCAATCATTGCTTTAGGATCACTCATTGTTGTATCGACGCCTTCAATTTCATCGTAAAACATTTCATGACCAGGTTCTTCTTCTGGTAACTCGCAACACTCAGGTGTTATAGGTTCTGCATAACCTATATTACCATTACTTGCACCAATACCAGCTACGTGAATACCGTAGATCTTTGCAGGACCCACAGCTCCAATCAATAAACTACCACAAGCACCTTTATAACCGTAGTTATATTGATACACTGAAGGTATGTCTACTTCTTCGAAATACTCACTAGCTGGAACATGTAAATGGTCTCGAACTTTCGCTACAACCTGATTTCTTTCGAAATCTCCGTTGATAAAATCGTATACTATCATTTGAGATGGTGCTACAAGGTGATCAGCTTCGCTTGCTATATGACTAATAATATTCCTTTGAGGAGGAATATTTTTAGGTGCAATAAATAACACAAGCGAAGAATTTTCACACTCATAAACACTCATATGGTGATATTTGATGACATAATCACAATTTGCTTTCACCAAACGAATATATACGTCGTGTCCTTCATTAACGAGACCTTTAGCTTTATCGAAGAAATGTTTAACTCCAATAAATTTGTTACCGCCAACTGCTAAACATTTCAATTTACCAGCGTTTTTCATATCAGCTAATAGTTCACAAGAAAAAATATTTCTTCTTATAGCCAATATGGAATCTTCAATGTTTTGAGAAAGCTGATATTTTACGCTATTCTTAGAAGCTCCTACCTTTGAATTACTCAAAGGTGCTTTAAGGACAGCATTCGCTTTCTTCTTGAGGTTCTTGTGGGGTATATCATCTCCTTTAATATATTGATGATCAGGATCTTCTTCTTTTCCTCTTCCTCCAAAAACTTTCTTTCCAACCCAAAACGCTCCAAAGAAAGCTCCTATAACTAAAAGAGCTTTTCCGATCCACTTAACAACCTTCTTAAGATTTTCGAGACTGACCCATGATGGTAATTTATCTCTGATCTTTTTAAGGAAACTCTTCGAGTCCTTCTTAATTTCTTCTGGGATATCCTTTTCTTCACAAGGTATTTCTGTAATCTCTAGATCTGGATAAACAACAAGCACATAAGGCATAAATGCAGGTGGTACTTCACGTGCATCAATTTTATGTCTGCCTGTAAAGTTATGTTTGATCCATTTCCGAATATACCTCTCACCAGCTTTTGTCTTCAGCCAACATCTTTTATCCACACAAAGGGTTTCTTCTTCTTTAAGTTCCTTATGTGGAGTTCCATTCTTAGCGAAGAAATGTTTATTATCAACATATGTGCAATCATAGTCCAAACAATTAGTTCCATGAAGTTTACTATGTTGACAATCAGAAGGCATAACACCAGTATAATGTAAGAAATCCCTAAAAAGATCTTTCAATTTCTGATCTGTCTTAAGTTTATCAAGTAGATCACGAGGTACAGCAATTTGTTTAATTTCGGCTTTAAGTTCTTCATCAGTTAACCATTTACCGAAATCTAAAACCATTTGTATTGTTACACCAAGTTCATCCCAATCCTTCAATATTTCTTTTATCTCTTCACGAGACAT